CGTATTTCAGGCACCATCCTTCGAGCAGTTCTAAGATGCAGTTCATTTCTTCTTCAGCGTCTTTCTTTACCTCTCTGTCCATTTCTTTGTACATTTCTTTGCTCGCCTCCTTTCAAATCGGTCCTGCCTGCATGATGTAGATAATCACAGCCATCACCACGTTCAGGATCACGCTTGCAACTGTTAATGTGTCTATTTCTATTTTTCTCTGTTTCTTCCGTGTTTCATTCCGATCGATTTTCGTTTCCGGTGATCTTCTCCGATGGATGGAAATTAAATCGATTTCCTGATTTGCTCTATTCAAATCCTTCATCGCAGAAAGTGATTGAGCTTTATTTTCCATTTTTAACACCTCTTTTCTAAAACGTTTTCTTTCAAGAACTGATTCACGAAATAAATCTGTCCTTTTCCAGTTACAACCGTAGTTTTAGTAGTTACATTGCAACCGTTTCCATCAACATAACTAGATTCCTTAATCTTGAATAGTCCTTGTTCCACATACCGTTGCATCGGCATATTTCTAGAAGATCCACTTTTAATAAGGAAGTTATTCTGTCGCATCCACTCAAATAATCGTTTCTGACCGATTTGCACGCCATTCTGACAAATCAACTTTGCCAAGTCTCCGATAAGAATTGATGTGTGGCTTGTGCTGACTGCATCTGCAAAGATTGTTTTCGGCTTGTCCTGTTCAATTTTCTGTTCAAGAGCCTTGTTATCTGTTTTTAACTGCTCAATGGTCTTGTCTGCCATCTTTAATGCCCTTGCCATAATCTGTTCAGGTGTGTTCCAAGCTTTTTCCAAGTCGATAAGATAATTTCTTATATCTCTTCCTTTTTCTGTTCTCGACATCATAGACAAGTGTTTTGCCATAAGGACTGTAATCTCATAATCTTCTAATTCCCTAACTGCTCCGTTGTTAACAACCGTACTCGATGTACACTTGTTATAATCTTCTCCCTCTACAAACATTTCCTTGTTTGTATCAAACCATCTACTAAATCTAGAAGATACTTCTAATGCCTTATGCAGTTCTCTTGCTGATACTGTTTGCGTATCAAGATTTACTTTAATAAGTTCATTCATTTTCTATCGCCCCTTTCTGCGATATAATTCTCCATGAATGGAGGTGTTTCTAATGGATAGTTCTAAAAGTATTGTTAAAGAACTTCTTATTTGTGTGGATGAACATGATGTCAAACATATCAATGAACTTCTTTTAAAAGATACCGTTTATGCGTTTGCCCTCGCAGAATGTATAAAAGAAGATTATGTAACTGGCATACATGTTTCCAAAACGGCAAATAACTCTTTTGTTTTTCAAGAACTAGAAAATTGTTCTTTAACATCCAAAGGCTTGAACTTTTTACAAAATTCTTGACCGCTAATAACGTAATAGCGATATCGTGTAGGAATACTTCGGGGGATTTCTTCTCCTCGCACGAGATAGTCTCCCGAAAAAGCCTTTATACTTTTCTGTTCTTCAAATGGGAAAAAAATTTCAACACTTTTTTCCTCTGCGGAAAGCCGAATTATTATAGTATCTGAAATTCCACCAAACTCTTTGAAAAATTCATCCAACTTTAAATGAGAAAACATAACGGCTTCTACTACCTGTGAATTTCCTTTGAGATATTTAGTCACGTTTTCACCTACTTTTCTTCATCTTTTAATAGCTCTTCAATAGGAACTTCAAGAATTTTTGATACACCTACAACCTTGTCATATGACGGTTTTACAGTATTCCATTTGCAAATACTTCCTCTTGAAATTCCAAGTTCATCTTCCATCTTATAAATAGGAACTCCTTTTTCTTTTGCAATAGATTTTATTCTATCGTACACTTTTATCACCTCCTTTCTAAAATTTTGAAAATAACACAAAATATTATTGACTGTATTCTGAATATATTCTATAATTCAAGGCGTCAAACTAAAATTAAATAAAATAACTATCAGGCATTTTCCGTTTATTTTTGCGATATTTTCAAACTCATGGTTTTATTATAAGCGATATTTTCAAAATGTCAATAGTTATTTTGCGTTTTTTTCAAAATGTGAGGTAAATATGAATTTAAAAGAAAGAATCGTTAATTTGTGCAAAGAACGCGGAATTACCGTGTCGAAACTAGAAGATGATTTAGGTTTTGCAGGTGGATATATTTCTAAATTAAACAAAAGCACTCCAAATACAGATAAAATAAATCAAATTGCAAATTATTTTTCTGTATCTTTAGATTTTTTAGTAAACGGTAAAGAAGAAATTTATTCTGATGAATCGGCGCATTTAGTTGCAAAAATAAGAAAAGACACCGAACTTTCCAAAGCATTGTTAAAATACTTTGAATTGTCCGATGTCAAAAAGAAACACGTTGTTGAATTGATAAATCTTTTAAGTGAGGTATAGTCTATGGAACGAATTGCAAAAGAATATAAAAAATTATGTCCTATTTATAACAAACAAACTAATATCAAAATCGAATTTTTGATTTCCAAAAGTTTGGAACAATCTTCTGATGATTTGGCTCCTAATCAGATTTTATCTTGTACTTGTAAAGAAAAGAACAACTGCAAACTTCCTAGGCACGAATGTCCTGTATGGAATAATATAAAATAGAGGTTACTCTTTAAATACAGTACATCCGTCTTTAAAATTAATTTCCATTTCTCCATAGCCGTCTTGCTCTATTACCGCAGGTGTGTCTATGGAGATATTTAATGCATTCAAATCGACAGTTAATATCGGCATTCCTCTCGATGTTTTTTCAAACACAAGTCTACGAACTCCACGTACTAAGTGTCCGTCAACATATAACTCCGTTAATGTTCCATCGGACGATTTTATTTCAATCCTAGGGCATTTATTATTTACTTCCATTTTTTTCACGCTCCTTTTCTTCTTTCATTATATCACTTATTATTATGTAAATGTATCTCAATATATCTTTTCTGTCAATTTCATTAACCATCTCAATAATTTTCTCTTTGTACTCCACAGTAACCCTCCTTTTGCAAAAACACATCCGAAATTCCTTTTTTTATATTATCCAACAGGAATTGCTCAATTACAAGAACATTTAGAACATATGTTTTCTTTATATCCTGTATTTTTACATGTGGACGTTGTTTTAAAACAGTTGTCGTTTTTTGTCGACTTGAAAATTTGAATAATAACTTCAAAAATGTTAAAATGTTATCGGTTTTGGGAGTGAATTGCGGTTCACAAACACTCCCAAGCCAGAACTTGAAGCGCCCTGTTTAACAGGACAATTCATAGTTTACCATATAAAACAACCAAAAAGAATACTACGAGAGGTAAAGAAATGAACAAAAGTAACAAATCAATAACGGACAAAGGTTTTACACTAATGGATAATTTTCGTGAAAACCTTAACTCTTATATTGGTAACATGACACTAAGCGAATTATCAGAGCGCGCCGGAATCCCATTTTCCACGCTACGAGGTATGCTGTACGAAAATAGTTCTGACTGTAACTTGTCGAATGCTGTAAAACTCGCCAAGGTATTCAGCATCAGTGTAGACGAACTATTCGGAGCGAACACAATGGAAGAACGTACAACAGATTGTTTGAATACTTGCAGAGAACTTCCGGAAAATTCGAGATATCTGATCAGTTGGTTTATACAACATCAAAAGACATTGAATAATAGGAAAGAAAACCATAAATCAGTAAGTATTATGAAGCCTAAGTATAAAAATGGTCATTTAGTTCCATCAAACGATTTTTTCTCGATTGATATTGATGATTTTTCCGACAATATTAAGGCAAAAGTATTTTGGGGAATCCAAGTTAATTGTGAAGATTTTATGCCCCATTATTCTCCGTATGATATTCTTTTGCTTGCGAACGACAGAAAACCATACGAAACAGAAAAGTGCGTTTTTCTTTATTACGGGAAAATGATGATCGGAATAAGAAAAGAAGAAGAGAATAGTGTTAAATATTATGGAATTCGCAATAGAAATGCCATTATAAACGAATCCGACATTGATGAGTTAATGGGATACATTGTCGAAACTACCACTGTTTAATATTATAGGCGGGGATGCCCCGCCTATTGATTATGCAACTTCAAAATAATGTCCGATCAAATCTATGATATCATTTTGCAATGCATTTCCTGAATCTCTTGTACATTTATACACAATCTCATTTTGAATATAATATTTATCTTTGTAACATTGCATGTTTTTTCTCCACGGAATAGGATCATCTTTTGTTCCACTGTGTTCCTCATCTACAATTTCGTACAAACTTTCTGTTCCAGTTCCGGGCGAATGCTGCTCTTGAATCGTGAGGTTATCTTGATTTACGGAATAGAGTTCGTTTTCGTAAACAAACCTAAATCCTCTTTTCACCGTTTGTCCAACGATTTCACTAAATGTAGGGTGTAGCGACTTATAACGAATCGCTTCATCATTTGTGAGATTATAAGTGTTAATTTCTTCTGGAATTCTCACCATCATAAGCTCCATCGCAAGATCATTTTTTGTGGGGATGTATGGAGTTTCAAAGATCTCCTGATATTCTTGAACCCTTAAAATATGTTTCGGAATCATTTCTCCGTCAGGTGCTTGACTTTCTTCAACTACCTTATATGAGGTGACGATTTCAAATCCTTCCTTATACTCCAAATCATCGCCTGTTACGATCGGTAAATATCCACTGTTAAGATAATCATCTTTATCGGGGGAAATAATTTGTTTATCGCCAACGCGTAAAACAGATGGTGCATATATCAATATTCCGTCTTCTAATTTTCCAAAGTTCGTATTCATATTTTCTCCTTATTTTTTACAGCATATTCCACTTCAATTCCCGCATCTACTTCTCCACCGTCTACCGTGATAACTGTTGTTGGATGGTATGTTGTTAATGCTCTGATTGCATCTTGTTCGGATTGTGAGATAGGGACTATCACCTCTTTTTCTAACACATATTGCAATGTAGTTTTGCTTTGTGACAACCAATTTCTTAGCGTTTCTACATCAGGAAACACATCTTTAGGCAAATTAATTCTTATAATCCTTGTGAACATATCTTGACCTAACCTATCAGTTGCCCAAACTCCGGACTTATATGATGAAAAAGTTAAAGACGACCTTTGCCCCACATTATTACTAATGGCTTCTCTAAGTATATACCCAAAATTATTGATGTTTCCGTTACTTCCATAAAACTTCCAATCTTCATTCCCATTTAACATAACGCTTCTGATTCTTCTAGCAATCCCATCTTTTGTAATTTTATCTTGATATTTTCCGATGCCCCTAAGAGGTTCATCCATTGTTATTGTAGCAGTCTGTTCGGGGAAATATGGTTCATACGGCTCGGCAAAAGTTCCCTCATTTAACATTACATAACACTGTTTGTTTTCGATAGGTTTAGAATTTGTTCTGTCAAATAAGACAATTTTCACTCGACCGTTTTCATCGCTTGTCACCGTTACTTTTTTTCCTTTAAAAACTGCGGTAGTATTACATTGATATATTTCATCATCAGCATTTGTAAAATATAAACTTCCACTTGTGTCTTTATCTTGACTATTGCAAATACCTTCGTTATTTGTTGATAAAGTGTACTTTGTGTTTGGTTTCAAAGTCAATATAAGTTTTCTAACGCTATCGTTTCCACTCACAGGTTGCAATGGTAATTTTAAAAAACTATCTATATCAAATAAATTCTTTCCTGTAACTTTTATATCGACTTCATATTTTTGTGTTTTCTCATTCCATTTTCCGACACTCTTGATTTCTTGTAGATAATCGGGTGATGGGGATGGTTTACCGCCTGTGTATGGCTCATAAGGAGATGCTTTGTCTCCAACCTCCACCATAAGCTTAGATGTGTTATTCTCAAGAACCTTATCAAAATTTAACTTCCCAATCTCTCCATTGGTAATAGCCATTATAACAAGATATTTTGTATCTTCTTCGGTAGTAATAGTTAAAGGTTTATCTAATGTTGTTTCAGCCGTTTTAGTAATCTTAACATTAAACGCTGGGAGTTCCGATGTTAAACCAACCCTATTTTTTCTTGTCATATCATTGTTAATATTTTTTCTACCATGTATTGTGTAGGTTGTGTTTGGTTCACAGGGCAAATACACCACAGCATTACTAGAATATGGTACAATTTCTTTATTTTCTCCGTGATAAAAATATGCATGTAAATAATTGTCTGTTAGTTTAAACAACTGCTTCCCAGTTGTACTATCTTGGTGTGAATTACCTAGTATACTAAATCGTTTAAAAGGAGCTTGTCCGCAATTTGTCAATATCACTTGCTTTATTCCTTTTGACGTTTCGTAGTTAAATTTGAAAGTCATAAAAGCTCTTCTTTTTAAAAATATCATGTAATATCAAACTCCTTCCAAAACATCGCATTTTGTTCAATCTGACAACAATATTTCTTGTTTGCCTGTGTGACGAATCCATCTAACGCGATTGTTGACGGTAGTATCACCTTAGTTGGCGTTGATCCACTTGTGAACCAAAATGGATAGATATTTACGGCATCAGGTAACTCTTCTTCAAGCGTTAAATTTAACTCTGTAACTTCTCCCCATACTGCTTGTACGTTCGGTTTTAACGCATATGTAGTTTCTTGAGGACGTTCTTCTTTTATGTTTGTACTGATCGGATTTTTCTGTAAATAATTTTTAATTGCTTCCTGAAGCTGCTCTGGTGAAATCTCGCCTCCGCTACTTCTAATTTTCTTTAGCAAAATTGCATATACTTCGTCTGCTCTCATAGTTGTACCTCATCAATTTACAATTTATACCATTGATCTGTTTGCTTATGGAATTTATAATAATCTCCGGTGTCAAGACATAACGCCGAACTTCCTGTGCCTACATAATGCGGAAGTTTTGATATATCACTCGATAATCCCTCATAGCTTCTGATATTCCCTCTCACATCCACACAAGCAAAACTGCCTAAATCCCATATCTCTTCTCCCGGATGATACGTCTTTCCGTCCACAACCGTTATTGTTTGTGCTATCGCCATTTCTGTTCCTCCTACGCTATTTCAAAATATTGTCCAATGAGTGCCGATGGTTTAAAATACAATTTTTCTTTTTGACCATACATTGATTCTGGATTAAGAACTCCACCTCTCTTACACAAATAAACTAACTCATTTTCGATATAATACTTCCCGTATTCATATTCAAATCCACTTACGTTTACGCTATCTGGCACTGGAATAGGATCTGAATACGATCCTTCGTAACCTTCGACAAGCTGTGTCCACAATGTAGGTTCTGCCCCCGGAAAACGGTCCTTTTGTTTCTGGTGATTCTTATTCAGATTCCACAAGAACCCTCCAAAGTTTCTTCTTTTATCTTTTTGGTTTTGTACATCATATGCGTACCCGTCTGGATCATCTTCCCAATCTGCGTACAGCCCTTTTACTTCAACGGCTTGTGCGTCCGTATTAGTGAGAGAAGCGATTTTTGCCTGATCCACAACCGCTTTTTTACCGCTAATCACTTTTTCGATGTAACTTTGAGTGTTTGATACCTTTTCGTTATACTTTTCGAGATATTTTCCTGTTAATTCATCGCCGTACTCAACCGAATTAACCGCTTCCTTGCTCGTTAATCCATCAATATAATCCAACAAACACTGCGCATAACTTTCTTTTTCTAAACGCTTGATCTCTTGCTTTTTATACAAGTCAGTAATTTCTTCCTCATTCAATTCTCGTGTCTGTCCGGTTGAATCTTTTAAAATAACTGACATTCCGCTTGAAATACTGTCTTCGTATGCGTTTCTAATGGCAATCATGTCAGATTCGTTGTAGCCAAACGCATAAGACGCTATCATAACATCTGACAATATTTCATTTTGTACTTTCATCTTAATTTCCGCTTTTTTACTTTCCTTTACCTCATCCAATGTAGGGTTGTAAGGTTTAGGATTAGGAGAAATTTCAGGCTCGACATATACACTTCCGTCGTTTGATAATTGATATCCGTTGTACTTTTTTGTAACAGAATCATTCCTGTAAATAGTTGTAAATTTTTGATAAAAAGTCCCGCCGATATCTATTGTGCATTCTTTATCAAGAAATAGATCAAACCCATTTTTATTTTCTATTACATCAGTTCCAAACTTAACCGTAACGATATTATTTGTCGGAATTACGGTTGCTTTGTGCGGAGTTTTTTCTCCTAAGAATCTTATATATGCCATATGTATTTCTCCTTTTTATTTGTTTGAATAATGCGTATTTGTTGGAGTTGCAACCTGAAACTGGAAAAGTCAAAAATCATGTTATCGAAGAAGATAGCAATTCTAATGGTAAATATCGCAAATGGAGCGACGGAACTCTTGAAATGTGGTTCAATTCTCCATTTACGTGCGCGATCGGAACAAAAGCTGGTAGCATTTACACAAGCGGACAATTTACATTAAACTTCCCGGTTGCATCAAAAACAAAATGTAATATCGTGCTCACAATAGGAGCTGGCGGCGCGATATGGGGCAAGGTGTACGGATCTGCAAATGACTACAAATCAAGCTTTTCATACCATTTGCTTGCTGCTACGGTATGGAATACAGCAAGTTTTGATTTATCCTATTACGCGCGTGGAACGTGGAAGTGATAAGCGTTATTTAATTTCCCACTCCGCATCGATAAAAAGATAGCTGTTTGTTGCTTTTGGTATGCAGATAAACAAATTTCCGTTTGTCCTTGCCATAGATGTGCAGGCCACCGGATTTTTATATGACCCATCTGACGCTGTCACATTTACAACAGTATCATTTAACGGGCGATACTGTGACGGTATCGTAAAAACATTGTCGTACACATTATTCGCGACTATTGTGGCAGTTGTATAAATTTCCATATTTAGGTGTATCGTTTTACCGATTTTATACGAGTTGTTTGCTATGGCTGTCCACACTCCGACCCTTATTCCCAGATCGGTCGGTGTGAGCGTCTTTTTATCATGATGCGCTTGTAATTGTAACAAATATGCATTTAGCGCAGCTACAGCCTGCGCTCCTGCGATCATCCCCGGTGTTTTGTTCGCCACTATATCATCAAGATTGTCTATGATTCTAGATTTATCGGCGGAATCGTTTATAGCTTGGCATATTTCATTAATTTGTTTAGCCCCTAGATTACTCCCGGATTGAGTATAATCTGTTACGTCTTCCAAAGAATAGCTTGCATCTTCGTTTTGAGTAATTAAGTACTTTCTTTTTCCAGCCATGCTTGAAGCTAATATATCATCTTTAAAATTAACAGGTAATTCTTGCTTTGCCATTATATTCTTACCTCCTTGAATCTTCCCAGAATAAATGGAATTTTTCTAAGACCCGCGGCTTGTCTTTCAATAATATCTTTCATTTTTTCACACGCTTTTTCCAATCTGTTAAGTTCATCGTATTTGATAAACATTCCGTTTGGATAGAATGTCTTTTTAATCCCGATATCTTGTGTAAAAATTGATTGATTTATCTTTTCTATATTATCTTCAAACAGATTGAATTTGTCGTAATCCCACAACTCCAAATAATCAACAATATCTTCTCCCATGTTTTGAATAGAAAATTCTTTGTTAACTTCATTTGCTTTTTCTTTCAAGTATGTAATGTTGTTCTTTATCCGGTTGTAATCTTCTAAATTCATTCTGTCTGTAGATACCCAATTTGTTTTTGGTTTTATCCAATCTACCTCCATGACATTTCCACCTTTCTAGCTTTCATGTTTCCAGACCACGCTCCGTTAAAGGATATTTCATTTTGATAAGAGCGAATCAAAGCGTCTTCTCTTCCTTTTAGTTCCATGTAGAACAAATCATTCGCCTCCGTTCTTGGGTCTCCACGCCACGAGATTTCGTAGTCTATGTTTCCGAGATAATATTCCGCTATCCATTCTTCCAAATATTTTGCGTGCTGAATTGTGCTTATAAGAGGGTTATTCCATGTGATTTCTTGACCGTTTACGTTGTGATTCACAATGTAGTTATTTTCTTCTGTAAGATACTCATATCCCTCAACCTTTACTTTTACATCTGTTTTTGCCTTTATATTAGTGATTCGCACTTTAATGTAAAAATCGCTTGAATCAACAATACTCACTTTTAACTCTGGATTTTCTGGAACTGATACTTTAAATCCGTATGACGGCCTGTTAAAGTAAATCGTATATTCAGAATCGCTTTCAAAAGAAACTGTTTCTTGGATAAGCTCTTCAATCGCTCCGGTGCTTTCCTTGTAATTTTCTCTAGTAATCACAATATTTTTTATTTTTTCATATCGTGTTCCGGTAGGATTTTTAATCAAATCCCTTACCCTGTCCAATCTATAATCCGTAACATCATTAATCAAAATATTATCTATGAATAATCTTGAATTTGAATATCCTTTTGTTACCTCAATTACCATTTTATTAAACTCAAGAAAAACATGATCTGTTAAAAAACTAATATCCGGTTTTTTTACAATAAACTCTTCTTTTAAGACTCCATTGTTATATGTTACTATTTTAAATTCTTCCGGTGCTGTGTTTCTAAAATTAATAATCAAGCCATACGCATCGAATGAAGATTCCAAGTTCACTGTGATTTTCGGGTTTTTTTGAAATATTCCATTTCCATCCGAAACAGAATCGCTTACATATCCAGTATTTAGGTAATTATTGTCTTTCGGCAAAAAATAAAGACTTCCATCTACTACGGAAAAGTCTTTACTTGCATTTGCGTAAGCATCTTTTTTACTCTCTTTCAAGATGTTGTCTATCTTACCAAAATTTGCAATATCATTTGTTTCGGCAATCATATTGGGAACAAATGATGAACGCAATATGATTTTATTTTTTCTATCTTCTCTCAATGCACATCTTCCGGCATTTGCAATAATCTGCAACGCTTCTGCATGACTTACAACTGGAAGTGGATTATACACAATTATCTTTTTTAAATATGGATCTATATAATATTCTCTTTCATCTGTAATTCCAGCGCTTTCCAAAACTTCTAAAGCCAAATCATATAAAGAGATTCCATCTTTTCTGTATTTTCCTCCGTAAAAGTTATCCCTCAACTGATAAAATCTATCTGTTGATGTAAATACAGCCTCTGTGTCATTTGCTGACCATGAATTAAGATATGTCGTTGTTTCATTAAGCCACTCTATATCACCGTTTCCTGTCACATCATATCCGAAGGTAACTTTCACTTCCTGTCCTATTTCCATATACGCAATAGCGCTTTCTGGATTGTCTACGCTATAATACAAATCTTGGTTATCAACCTTGATAGAAACATCCATACTTGGAATACTTTCTGATATCGGAGAAACATATTCTTTCATGCTGCAACCCATCACTTTTTCATTTGTAAATGTATTTGCAATTCCAAATATCATGTTTCCAATTCTGAGTCTGCCTTTCCCATTCACCATAGTTTTTGGCTTTATCCAAAAATAATTCGTTCCGTCAAAAGAATCTTCGGTAACAAATTTTTCCGAACTATTTTTATAGATTCTAGTGGTCAAATTTGTCTCTATAGTAAATTCTGTCGGATAACAATGACCGAAATCTATTGTTATTCCTTTTATGTCTAATCCTGATTTATCTGTAAATTCTATTTTCGCACTTCCAAGAATTTCATTTGTGATGATTCCGTTGTTATAAATTTCTAATCCACTATCTTTTCGCGGCGGAAAATACATTGTCCCATCGACTTTTGAGAAATTTTGTTCACATGTTGCGTATATTTTATTTACATCGTAACCATCAAACGGTTTTTCTTTATTTGCCAGATACAATAATTCCGTGTTTGTTACTTTAGCATTGTTCTGTGCATCAGAATTTACAACTCCTATGCTTACTTTTACATATCCTCTATTCCGAAACGGAAGTTTCATTGATTCTATGTATTCTTTACTTGCCATTTGCATATACGATCACTCCAAACCGGCGTCAATCAAATTAAATGAAAGCGTCTCATCTTTTGTTACCATATGAGTTAGCCTATCTACAAATAACGGTTTTCCGCTCCTATCTCCGGGGTACATTATAATAGTGATCGGGTGTCCCGGATTCGCCATATCTTCAAATGTAACAGGAACGTAAAATGGTTTTATGGCATCTAACATCATCTTTCGAGTTTCTGGATTAAGACCGACCCACTCGAGATTACTAAGTTTGTACAAATCCCTTCCAACTCTTTGACCAATAACTGCGTTGTTCTCATTTCTTCCACCGTTTACTGTCGTTGTTATCGTCCATGAAAACCCGCGTCTCGGCGGTGGAAAGTCATAACCATTTACGTTCAAAAACGATGATAATGCCATATTCAACCTCCTGTTTTTTAATAAAAAAGTACCTACCGAAGTAGGCGCTTTTCCTTTTAAGTAAACGAATATCCATTCCTTGCACGTCTCGAATCTGTGATCGACACTAATTCTCTTCCGTCTACTACAATTCGTTTTCCATCTCTAACCGCTTGTATCAATTCTCTCAATAGGTTTTCTTGCTCTCGGTTTTCCATATTTGCACGAGAAAAACCTCTGTATGCCGCTTCTTCAATTCCTTTTTGAATATCCAAATTATTTGCAACCGCAGTTCTTCCATCGGAAAATGTCCCTACCAACTCGTTATGATTTGCCATAAACAATCCGTCTTCCGGGAATCCTCCTACTGAATACTTCGGTATTAAATCTGCCAATGTAATTTTTCCTATTCCGTTGGCATATCCATGACCTTTCCAGCCGTTTGACAAGCTTCCGTATCTAGCCAATGTATACCTAATAGATGCTAATATGTTTGACAATGGATCGTAAATATCCTTATCATATCCAGGATATGCGTACGTTCTAAAAGTCGGATCAATTACCTGCATCAATCCTTTGGAAGGCGTTCCTTTGATTGCATTTATATCCCATTTATTAATTGCTTTTGGGTTTCCGCCGGATTCCGTCTGCATCTGATAAAGCAAAAGGTCTAAATTTGATTTTGAAAATTGACCTGTCATTTTCAATGCTTTAGTGGCAATGTTTCTCCATTGTTCAACTCCGGCTGATGGGTTATATTTTGGCTGTATTGAATCAAATATTCCGCTTACATACTGTACAATTCCATCAAATGTCTTGTTTATAATTCCACCTGCCACACTCGACCACGGTTCAAATAAATTTGATATATTTGCAAACTTGCTGATTGCAACTTTTACAATTTCTCCTGGGTTTGTAAGATAATCCAACACATTCCCTGTAAAACTTTTTACCGAACTCCATGCGTTTTCAAAAAACTCACCTATTCCACCTTTAAAATGTGGAGTGCCTGATATAAACGCCTTTGTTTGATTCGCAGGCATTATTTTTGTACCTTTTTCAAGCGGCAACATGACATTCCGCCCCTCGGGTATAAATGGTTTTCCTGACGGCGGAATAATAAGCTCTTTGTAAGTTGATCCCGCTTGGTCATTCACGATTCCAAGTGTGTTTTGCGGAACTCCATCCGATCCTTTAGCGAACTTTATTCCACTCCACTCACTTACTCGTGTGTCTGATCCCACTTTTTCAAGCACCCAGTTCACGCCTTTTATAACGCCATTCACAAGGGTTTTAATAGGTTTAAATGCGTTTTCTGCAATTTCTTTAAAGAAGTCTCCTAACCCCTTCCAAATGTTCTTTATGGCATCATATGCGTTTTTAAAAGCCGTTTTAAACCACGGACCCACATTTTTAAAAGGAGATTTAATGGCTTCCCATTTTTTTGAGAACCAAGATTCAATGAATGACCAAGCTTTTTTAATACCTTCATACCCTTTATCAAACTTTTCGCCAAACCATTCCGTTACAGGAGAAAATACTACTTTTATTCCTTCCCATAATCCTTCAAAAAATCCACTTCCGTTCTCCCAAGATTTTTTTGCTTCATCCCATCCTTTTCTGAATTGTTCGCCTATTGATGATGTTGTTTCTCCAACCCATTCCTTAATATTTCCTAATTGCAACATTAATCCAGAAAGACTCGTTGGGGGTAATGCAATGTCTCCGACTTTAACTTCGGCGTCTTCACTAAAGATTTTATCAACCAGTGATTGCAATGCACCTTTTGCAAAATCATTCGGAAGGTTCGCTATAGCTTTAACTAATGCCTTTCCGAATTTGTATAAGTTCCAAGTTAAATCTCCCCACTCTATTCCACATATAAATTCAACTATTTTTTGACCAATATCTTCAAATGTTTTATCGTCTTGTAAAGTGTTTATAAATTCCGTTAAAGACTCTAAAATTCCGTTGGCGAAATTACTAAATGTATCCGCTGCGATTTCAGGATCCCAATTTTCAAAGAATCCTTTTATGCTCTTTGCTATAGATTTCCCTAAATTTTCCCAGTCAAACTCTACAGCGAACGCATTTGCAGATTGAAAAGCTGTATTGATTGAATTAGCAACAGTTTTCCCTAAATCATAAAAAAGTCTAGGTTTTATTAAACCATTCAAAAAATCCGCCAACCCTGTTCCGAAATTTTTTGCTTTTTCATACACGGAATCCCAGTTAATTTTTTCTAACGTGTTTGATAATGTGACGCTTATATATTTGCCTAACTGTTCTAAACTTTTAATGCTACTTTTATATGCGTCCAACATCTTATCGTTCGGCTTAAAGTTGGCAATTAAACCGCCCACTTCACCTGAACCAGCACCACCTGATCCGCCTGATGCACCAGCTCCAGCACTACCAGTAGTACCATTATCAGGCTCAACAATATTCAATTCATCAATCCCTAAAGTGTGAAGCTTCTTTGCATTTTTAGCAGCTTGTCCGAGATTGTCAGATAAATCTCCTGCGCTTCCAGCTGAATCCGCTAGATCTCCAGATACGTCTCCTAAATCGTCAGTTATTCCTCCGCCACTAATCTCAAATTCCCACCCGAAAATCTGACCAAGTGCGTTTAATACATTCTGTGTAAAATCAATGACTTTCGCCATGACTTTATTTAAAGTTTGTACAAATGGTTTAAACGCTGCGATAAAACCAGTTCCAATGACGGAAGCAAATTTCTTAATTTGCTCTTGCAAAATACGAATTTGGTTCGCCCATGTTCCTGCCGTGCGTGCAAAATCGCCCTGTGCTGATGTTGTATTGGCAAGCACGTATTGATAACGCAGCATCGTTTTTTCAGCTTGTGACATAGACTGAACATTTGCATCCAATCCATTTTTCATCGCCCACTCTGCAAGTGTTGCCTGTGTTAAATCCAAACCGTACGTACGAAGTGGTCTTGTTTCCCCTGTGAAGATAGCGGACAAATCTTCCGCAACATCTTTTTGACTGACATTGTAGAACGATGCCATATCCGCCGTTAATTGAGTCAATGTCAAGGATACATCTGCCATAGAGTCTGACAGTCCGACATATCCACCTGTTGCCTTATTCAAAAATGAATTTGCACTTTCAATGGAACTTGTATCAATTCCCATTGCAGACCCCATCGCTTGAAAACGGCTGGCATACTGTTTAAATGACAATTCAGACATTCCAAACTGTTTAATGGAGTTTTGTGCGTACTCTTCCACTTTGCTTGACATATCGCCAAATACAGTGTCTACAACGTTCTGTACTTCCACGAGATCAGATGCAATGGTTATGGAATCTCCTATTTTCCCAACAAACCGGAATAATAACCAATATGTTGCGTACATCTTTCCAAGTGCCGATGCAAGTCCTTTGGTTCCTCTGCTTGCCTTGTGTGTAGATTTTGTATAAGTATTTAAACCAATTCCTAATGCGTTGGCCGCACGTCCAGAAGATGCGCCTGTTCGAGCCAATTTTGCCAATGCATTTGTCATATCAATCAAGTTCTGGCTTACTTTAGGTGCTTTAGATAGTTCAGACATTAACTGTCGCATAGACTTAGCAAGCAAAGGTATGTTTTCAATCGCTTTTGTAGAGCTTTTATATCCAAGTTGCGCTATTCCCTTTGCTAAGTTTGCAACTTGCTCAGATGTTTTAGACACATTCACTGAGTTAAGACTTTGCAATCCTTTCCCAAAACCTACAATCGCGTTTGCCGCCTTTGAAATCTGTCCACTATCCAAATTTGATATTTTCTCAATTCCTTTTGCAAGTCTTGTATAGTCCGCTGTTCCAACATTTTTTAAACCTTGCATAGAACGGCTTAGTTTATCTACACCATTTGCTACCCCAGATAAACCGCTTCCGTTGATTTTCGTGAGAGATGTGTTTAATGTCCCTAGTTTTGTTATCAATGTGTCAATTGCATTATTCGCTTTTCCAGCTTGCGCCTGTAATTGTATTTCAAGGCTGTCTACTGTAGTTCCCATTTCACACATCCTTCCTATAACTTTTTTAGGTCAGTGACTATCTCCGTTCAATAGCCAGAAAAAAACAGTAGGTTTTGACACACTACTGTTTATTATGATTAATTTCAAAATTTGTTTTCAGCGCTTCAAGTTTTGCAACAAATAATTCCCTTTGTAATTGCAACTCTTTTTCGGATAACGGTTCATTATTCTTTTCCGCCATTTCCAAAATAGGACTTTCGAAATATTTTGCTTTTGATTTTCTTTTATTCATTCCAGCTAATACTTGATCCAGAACAACAGAAAAGGCTTTCATATTGTATTGCCCCATGAGCCAATTTTCGTAATCCCTATCACGTAACATCAATTTATATGCTTCTGCATATATTTCTAATTTCTTTGGGGTAAGGCGCAAAAAGCTTTCATGAGAAATTCCCATTCTTAACGCATTTTTAAAGTATTCTTCCCATATTATTTTGTGGAAGTCGATTTTTTCTTGTGATCCTGTGGTGTTTTCGGCACTTTTTTCACTTCTTCCTCGTCCTGCTTGTTCATCTCCGCAACCATCTCCGTCAGACCCGTCAAATCGAAAAAACCATCTTCTTCCATCGTTTCTTTTATTTCTTCATAAAGCCCTTTAAAGGACATTTTTTTCTCTTTCATGTACTGTTTCATCAGTTTTTTTGATTCATCAAAAGTCACATGATGATGTTCCAATAATCCGGCATAAAAAGCATCTTTACAAATATGTGGCATATCAGATATCAAATCTGCTGTTCCGTCAATCATTGCAGCAGCAATTTCTACTTTGCTATTTTTACCTTCTAAATCCAATCTTTTTCCAATATAAGACATCGACAAAGCATTAAACATCCTTTGCACAACTGCTTTATTTTCTGCCGCTTCAAAACTAAATTCTAACGTATACTGTTCATTCCCAATCTGAATTGTTTTCATATTTTTCCCTCCGATTAATCAGAGCGGCGGTGTAAACTTCACAAGTGAAACAAAAGAAGAATGGCCCCGCTCATATTTTAATATGTTTCTTCAAGTTCTGTATAAGCCATTTCATCAGAAACGCTACTTAGACCGGCTTTTGTATCTAAGTAGCTTAAGCTCCCCCCACAACTTCAAAATCAACTTTTGTGTCCATTCCCTTAAACTCTTCAATAGTAAGGTTATTTTCCATTACGAGCAATTCGTTCTGACCAATCTCCGGCTGTGGGAGTGCTGTTGGTGGCTGTGCGATTACAAAGAATGATTCATCAAATCCCGGAATAATCGTCTGAAACCACATTCTTTTTCCACCTGTAAGCTTTGCGTATTCTTCGATAACCTTTTTCCATTCTTCTTTTGTTTCACTTGTGAAGTTTACACCGACAGGGAATGAACCTCCCGTATCTGCTGCCCCTCGGATATATCGTTTAACAGCATCTTCAACCGCAGACGCATCAATCTGCTCATTTTCAATCGTGATTCCACCAATTGAATTAATTCGATTAAGCTTTGTAAATTTAGCTGGTTTTTGTCCGGCAGTTGTTTCAACTCCATAACCAAATGTAATTCCTAATGTAGAAATTCCTGCAATCATATTTTTTCTCCTTTCCACCGCTAATTTTTTGCAGTAAGCGATCACTTTTTATGATCGGTCTTATAAAATATCGCCATCGGCTATCATTCGCCGAAAACGTGCTACTCTTCGATATGTACTGTCTGTGTTCTGAAATTCCGGTGTTGCAATCACTTGGAATCTCATGGTTTTCATAATGCGTACAACCTCATTCATTACTTCTTTTGCGTCATTCATTTTGGTATTTGTTGTTACCTCAATCTGAAAAGAAGACCAAACAGCATTGATCGTATCTCCTTGTAAGTCCTCTCCTGTTTCCATTCCCGGCATTTCGTGTATATACACAGTTGGGAATTTCGGAACAGTATCGGCTCTGTCAGAGTTTGTAAATTTTAAATTTGGATAACGGTCTTTCATTTTTTGAGAAAACTGCGTCTTTATCCGAGTGATAACTTGTGATTCCAACATATCTAGCATATTACCGCCCTCCAAATACCTTTTTTGCAATCTGCGGAATCTCTTGCATGAGTTCCAATGATGTTTCATACATAAACGGTCTTGACGGCATACCTTGCGTAAAATACCATTTTCCATCTTTCGGATAGAACCATCCGTATTTTCCGGGCGCAATCTCAAAAATTGTCTTTCCGGTGTTATAATTCCACTCCACGCCCTCCGGGAATGGATATGGGTAGCTACCTTCAAGTCCAAGCTGTCCAGTTCCGAACTCAACAAATGCGGCATGTCTCGAATCAGCCGTAATAAAAAAGATAACGGAATTTTTATCTCCGTTACCCTTTTTTTCATGTATGTTATTCAGAAGATCTCCTGTAAATATCGCGTCAAGTGTAGTAACCCTTGCTTTTGCAATCTCTACACCTCGTTTTGCTAATTCTTCTGTGAATATTTCACATTTCTTGTTAAGTGAGTCTTGATATTCTCTTAACTGCTTCTGCAACTCTTGAATACTGGAAGTTGAAAAAATATTCGCTTTTAACACTTTCTTTGCCATGCTACTTCACAATCCTTTTCAAAAGATACCTTGTAAAATTAAGACTTGGCTGAACACGTTTAATCGAGTAATCCGCCGACTTTCTGTCTACAATGGTATTTTGTTCGTCTATGTACCTAACTTTGCTTGTATGCCAAATTAGAGACGTTTCGTCAATAGGTATTCTGTTTTTCTCCATGAGAAGAATCGCATCATACTCGCTGATGTCAACTCCAAAAGACTTCGCTTCTGCTTCACCGCCGGACATTGCAATATTCCCTCTAAAATCAATTGGATTTGAATACCCGGGTTCTGTTTCTCCTGTTTCTACTGGAACTTTCTGACCGTCCACCTCAATGTATATGATGTTTCCATCTTCGTCTCTCTCGTAAACCGGAACCTCTCCTACTTGTAACGCATACTTTAGGTTTTGCTTATTTTTTTCTAAAAGTCTCATGGAGATGCCTTCTTTATTTTACACGTAGTTTTTGCCCCGGATAAATTAAATTCGGATTGCTAATTCCATTTAAGTTTGCAATCGACTGATAATTAGTTCCGTATTTTGCAGCAATTCCAGAAAGTGTATCTCCGGATTGTACTGTATAATATACTGCACCGCCACCGGATGTTCCGTTTATCTTGTTCTGTACTTCATTGTACCGATTTCCAAGAGCTGCTTTTCTAGTATCTCCGTTTCCGTATTTTCCAGCATATACTTCCGCTACAAGAGTATCTACAGATGCAGATGCAATATGGTTAATCGTATTCTGCACCTCATCGTATCGATTTCCAAGAGCTGCTTTTCTCGCATCTCCATTTCCATAAGAGCCTTTCATAGTCGCAACAAGTAAATCTAACGTAGATCCAGATGGTGATGCTACTGGCGGCTTCGGTTTTACACTCCCTCCTGTAATTTCTGCCGGATAATCTCGATAGCAATGGTTCATATCCACATTCCCGGAAATCCCCGGAACAGATCCGCCCGACGTATACTGCCAGATATCGTATGTTCCTTTATATGTACAAACCGAATTATACTGTGCCACCCATTTCACAAACCGTTCCAATCCTACAAGGTAGTTTGTCCACCAGTTTGTATTCGCATAAACTCCGCACCAATAGCCTGCTTTTTCGATAATATTTCCAAAGATATTTGCTCTTTGAATCGCTCCTTTTTCCGTTTCAGCCTGTTCTAAATCCAAGTAAATCGGGTAAGAAAGTTTATATCCGCTTACCAATCTTAACACATGTTCTGCTTCACTTCTCGCCTGCGAATCACTTGTCGCATAGGAGTAGATATACACTCCAAACGGAATACCGAGCCGTGTGCATTCATCTGCATTTCTTTTCCATTGCTTATCGTCCTGACTTACAATATTATCTCCATATCCGCATCGTAAGATTGCCCCATCTATATGTCCTTTTACCGCATCCCAGTTAATAGTTCCTTGATGTTCACTTACATCTATCACTCTTAAATTTGCCATGTTCTCCTCCTTCATGAATGTATGCCGACACAAAAGAGGACGATCACTCGCCCTCTGAATTTTCGTCTTTATTCACTACATAAAATCTTTTCCACAATTCCGCCACTTTTTCCCATCCGTACATTGCTACAAAAGCTACTAACAAACCTGCTAAAATCGCAGCGAGAATCATATACCAAATGATTGTCTGATGAATATAGTCCATATAAGCTACAAATGCCGTAACCGTAAGACCAATAGACAATACAAATACAAGAATATCTGTCGGAATTTTCTTTAATCCCGATACCCCTTTAAACACCTGTGTAATTACAGAAACAGCAAAAGCAAGAACTCCTACAATTCCAATAACAAGCGTCATATTTACAATAATCTGCTCCATTTTAAAAACCTCCCAAACCGATTTTGTAACACACGAATCCAATAATAATTCCAATAACGGTTGTGATAACATAGCCAGAAACTTGTCTCCATTTTTCGCCATCTCTTCCCTCAAGAACTTCAAGACGATCGCCTTGTTCTTTTTGTTCTTGCGCCATACTTTCAATGGAGATCGCAAGCCGTTCAACCGATTGTGCCAAATCTTGTATTTTTTTTACTGTGTCTTCTACTTCATTAATTCTGTAATGCAGCCTCTTATTTTCTGCATCCATACGCCTAGCAAACTCATCGTGTTCTGCTCTCGTAATTGGTGTATCCATTACGTACCTCCAAGTTCTTTTTTTATATGACTGCCCTCCACCGCTTAATGCCATATCCCTGCAACCGAACGGAAACCCATACGGTTACGCACAATCGTCTACTACTTAACCCAGTAGCCGGGAGATGATTGGATCACCGTACCCTTTCTATAGAATCTGTACAAAAGGAGTGACTTTCCCAAGAATTTTATCTCGGTCAATCCAGCTCCTTGACGTTCCATTTTCAGAAGAGGAAACTTGAAATTCTCCTCCGTCTTGGTTGTAATCATACAAAGCCAAATTTACAATAATACTGTCAAATTTTTTCATATCCTTTTCAATCATCTCCTCTGTGTAATTGTCTGGATAATTTCGGTAAAGACGTACATCTTGTTCTGCCTGTGAAATAAGCTGTTCCAAAAACTTATCTTCTTTTTCGGCGGAAACATCAAATTGTCTCAACCGAATCTTCAACTGTTCTAATCTTGAGTGAGTCATACCCTCATCTCCTACAATTCCATCTTCTCAATGAGAAGTTTTTTGATGTCTGAACCGTTTAAATACTCTGCACCATCAATTCCTTGTCCCTCTGCCAGCTTCCGAAGTTCTTCCACTGGCATACGGTGAATGTCGGTTTTTGTAATTTTCCCTTCTTCCTGTTCTAAAATTTCCTGTTTGTTCATAAAATCAGCCGGAGAATCTATTTCTTCTCCGGCTTTATACCATCGTCCGCCTTTTTTGATACTATGTGTAGCAATCATGTAACCACTCCTTACGCAACTTTTATAACAACAACACTGTCCATACCCTCAAATGTAGGAAGTCCAATCATAGAAGCTACGCAATGTGTGTTAATCGGATGATTTGTCTGATATGTGTAGATTGAAATACCGGTTTCTACGATAGACAGATTTCCGTCTTTTAGACTTCCGCTTCTTTCTTCTGGTGTTCTTCCAAATGTATAATCGCCAAGATATACTCCGGCTGATTGAGCAGAAACAATGTTTGTCGGAATGAAATACTTGGTGTTTCCCTTTTCATCGATGTATACCTTATCGTAAACCTCGATTTCAATTCCATACTCTCTTAAATAAGAAAGCACGTCAGCCTGTCTCACTCTGATACCTCCGTTATATGCAGTAATTCCAAGTACCTGCTTCTTTGTATCTTCTGCTTTCAGAATCATCTCAAATGTTTCTGTATTCATGGAGAATCTTGTTAAAGAATATCCGGTTTTCTTCGTAAAATCACGCCTTACTTGAATCAAATCATCAAGTGGTGTTGCAGTAGCCGGAACATTCCACTTGTCTTCGCTTCCGGAAATTTCGATAAAGTGGTTTTTCTTATGTTCCGACCCACCATCTGTTGTGTACTCAACAACATACTTATTTCCTTCAATATTTACAGTTACTTTCGGAACGCCATCCTCCGGAGCCAAAAGTTCCCAAATCTGACGTTCCGGTACAACCAATGCGCCCTGAATCAACATCAAAGGCTTTTTCGCAATCTGTCGAAGAACCTGATTTGCCATGTTGGAATTTTCCGCAGACTGATAGTTCGCATATTCCTGTTCCTCCTTCTCTGTTACCATGTAACTTTCACGATAGAACGGCATTTCATTCTGAATATCAGAGAATGCTCCAACATCTCTTAATGGTGCCTGTGCATCGAAATTAGATGCTTTTAATGCTACCGGAAGTCCATTTTTCCCTTTAATAAACTTTAAATCAAGGCTGTCCTGTTTTACAGTTCCAAACTTGGTTCTTCCAAGATACGGCGCTAATCCAAGGGATGCCTTGTAGTTGTCCCACATAACACCCAAACTCCTAGCGGTAAACGCTTCTCTTAATGGTAATGGCATTTTTATACCTCCTATTATGCTGAAATTGCAGGTGCGCCATAAAACGTAACTCTTGGTGTTGCTTTTCTTGCTGCATCTGCGATTGATAATGTTTTTACTTTTTCCCAATCAATAGTTCCCTGATAAACGTAAGTTCCCGGCGCATCTCCCTGTGTTACGTCTACATCATGCAGAAGATAACCAAGGCAACTGTTATCATTTGCCGGGAATGGTGTTCCTGCCGGAACGATTTTTAAACCGTTTTCATCCGGTGAAGATTTCATTGTCTGAGGAACAACGCACGCTGCACCCTCATAAGGAAAAAACTTCAAAATACCTTTGCTCTGTCCATACTCATGTACGATAGGCTTTCCCATAATCTTTAACCTCCTATTTCAAAACGTAATAATCTTTTGTGGACTGTTCATCCGCTTTGTTTCCAAATGAAATGCTTTCCGCATTCTTCGCATCTTCCGGTTTATCACTGTCCGGATCACCGCCAGTTCCACCACCCGGATTCGGAGTACCTTGTAACAACTCCTGTTCTTTCGCTGTGACTGCTGCGGTTTCTTTATCGGAAATAATCTGTGCGATAGAGTCGATTGCTTTCTTGGCAGCTTCTAAATCTGTCTGGAATCCAGCTAATACGCTTTCTGCCTGTTCACCTGTCAATCCTTTTTCCGCTGCATACGCACGAATATCTTTCTGCACATTCTCTTTCTGAAGCTGTTCAATCTGATTTCTTAACGTTTCCAATTCTCCGCCATCATCCGGATTTGGTGTTGGCTCCGGTGTCGGATTCGGCTGTGGTGCCGGTGTTGGTTGCGGTGTAAGCTGTGGATTCGGTCGATTGCTGTGAAACTGATTCAGATAATTTGTTACCTGCGCTTCACTTGGTTCCTCAATACCTAACGCTACTAAGTTTTGTCTTGCTTCTTCTCTTGTCATTTTGATTACCTCCGTGATCTACATTTGATTTCGCTGTTCTATCAGCTTGGATTTTTACTTTTGCTATTTGACGCATAACTGCAAATTTATAAAATAAAAAAGTAGCCGATTACTGTTCGACTACTTCTTTATTAGCTGTTTCTTCTATTTTTTCTTTTTTTTCTATTTTATCTGGATAAAGTAACTTCATTCTTTCTGAACTTTCTGTTGATACTTGTTCAGGATCGCTGAATAAGTCAACCGTCTTAATTGCTCTCTTATAATAAATACCGCTTTCAAGCAACATTTTTAACGCCTCTGTTTTTGTAAGTAGGTTATCCAGCTTATTATGGTTGACGTGAATTTCCACGTCACTCGGCACAAGCGTAAAGCCTTTTGAAATTCTCAATCGGTTCAAAATAATCTTGATAGACATATTCTCCGACTTTTTAAGGATAGGCTCATTAATAGCCGTCCGAAGTCCTGCATCATAATGTCCGTTACGAAGATTGACTGCGCCTTGAGTATCACCACCGGTATTGATGTTACCCCGATTTGCCAATCCTTGAATATCAAGAAAACGCTCAAACAAATCATTGAATACGACTTGTCCCTCTGTCTGATTTAACTCCGTTGTCATTACATCGACATCAGCTTTATTTTCCATTCCATTGTTGGATTTCACAACAAGCGCACCCTCTTGTCTCATGCTCAAGAAACTATCTCTATCCACTTCGCAGTTTACGAATTTTACCCACGATGAAACGAACTGCTCAATCCCGTTGATTCTGTCAGAAGAAAGTGTATTGATTGCATCTGTAATGGCAATTGTCATTTCAATATCGGAAAGTCTCCGGGAGTTATTCGGATATTCAATCACCGGGATCGCTCCATTTCCATTTATCCCAAATCTTCTCAATTTTCCTTCCGAAATTTCGAACCATTGACTGTTCGTGTAACAGAAGTAAAACTCTTTTCCGTCTTCGTCTTCTCGAATTTGGCAAGAAAAAGCCGGTTTATTGTTTGGGAAGTACACCACAAATGTATAAATTGGATTCTCAGAAGATAATTCAAAATCGCTTTCGTCCAATACCGATCCATTTCCCTCATCATTTCCGATAAAGCGGTATGCAGTACCGCAAATGGAACGCCATCTGCAAATATCAATGTCACATTCCTGTTTATTCTCGGAATCCATAATCGCATTAAGCCAAGAAATTTCGTCTGACTTCTTATCGTCAGTTCCACGAAGAACGTACTGTATCGGCTCTGCGCAAATATCAGCGGTTTTACGCTCCACCAACTCATACGCAAGATTTACAACGATTTTATTATTGACTTCCGGTCTATTGACCTTTTTTCTGTATAAAATCGGCTGATCGCCACGATAATATCGGTCGAGATACTCAATTTCCGTTGCATTCTGTCTATGGATTGCAAGTGCTTTATTCAATTCATCTACGATATTTCGCCATGTAATCTGCCTTTTCCTTGTGTAAATGATTTTTCTCCCAAATCCACAATCGCAAATAGCAGAAAACGGTCTGTAATTTTTATGTGGATAGTTATACATAAAGCACCGCCTTAAATAAATGTCATTCCAGAGGAACAGTTTCTTTTCGGAATTCTTTTAATCTCCATTTCGCCTGTATCAACGTGATACACAATTCTTTTGTTACAGTTTTTACATCTGCAAATTTTATCTATTGTTGATCGTCCATCATACGTTCCTACTTTTCTTCCGCATTTTGGACAATATATCGTTTTTTCCTTATACTTTTTCATAATTTTCTCCACGAAAAAAGGACGCTTGATTCTGCGCCCTTTTTCAATCATACTTATGGGTTTTATGTTTGGTGGAAATATTTATTATTTCTCTGATTATTATTATAGCATGTCAACTTTTGGACATCTAGATGACATCAGTGGACATTGCAGGACATTTGTGGACTATTTGAGCGGATTTTAAATAATCATCTCCATACAGTTTCTCAAATTCCTTTAACGCATTTCCATGAATACGACAAACCTGTTTGAATGAATATCCAATTTCGACAGCTATTGTTCCCAAATCTTTCATCATCACATATCTATTGAAAAGAATATGATACATATTAGTATCAGAAATAGTGTCTATTTGTTGTATAATCATCGCTCGTTTTTGTATGTATTCGCAAATCATTTCATTCGCTTCAGTTTCCAAGTCTACAATCTTTGCAACAGCACTTCCCATTCTATCTTTATCCGATGAAGTCTGAACATTAACATCTTTCTGTGCAACAGTTATGGACGTTGCCATCGTTTTTAACTGTGCGATTTCGGAAAATTTATTCTGAATCTTTCTGTCTAGTCTTTCAATCTGCTGCAAATATGTTTTAGTATCCATGTACGTTTCCTCCTCTGAATGGGTTGTGTATCGCTTCGGCTTTGGCAACTCTGTTTCCTTTTGTCATTCGTATAGCAAAGTTTGAAAAAACATCCGGTACATCATCTAATTGCTTTTTACCGGAAACTGAATATTGTTTCAAAAGCGACATCATCACTCCATAAGGTTCATTCGGTTTATAAAGTGATGAATCCTTGAATATAACGTGTTGCAAAATCCAGTTAGAACATTGGAATATTCTCGCTTCTTTGTTCGTTTCTGTTGGGACATCTGTAATATTGCATATCCATCCTTTTTGTTCTACACGTTTATTTACTTCCATTGCCACACGATCTCCGCCAGCGTTACGCTCAAATTCGCACTCTTTCACTTCGTTATTCACAATCGCATTCGATGCATTCTCGTACTGCATTTCATAATCGGCAGTATTATCACAGACACAATCAACGCAATAATAATCTTCTCCGTATTTCTGCAATATAGGCATTACAAAATAGTCCGTTCCTTTTCCTTTTGTATCGCATTGAGCAGTGATAGTTTCCGGTTCTCCATGTGGCAAATGCAGATAACGTCTGATTTTATCATCCGGGAATAATAACCCCTCACGTTCAATCGGTTCCTGCTTATACAAGCACCGATAAGAAATATCATCCATGAGTAATTGTTGATCCGCAAAAAACTCTTTCGTGAAACCACTATACTCATACTCGAAATTGCTTTCTCCTGTAACGGGATCAATATCCGGTACTGCAATCACTTTTACTCTTGGATTTCCGGCGTACATGTTTTGAATACGCCCGATAACGTCATGCACGCTCCAGCGGGTCGCTATATGTATTTCTTTACAGTTTTTTCCGTCTGTGTCCTGTATCTTTCTCTGACGTGCGTCTACGGCGTATTTATCCCACAATTTATCCAAAATACTAGGATTCATTGCTTCTTCAATTCCACCAATCATATCATCAACCAGCAAAAACTTGGAAGCACGAACCTTTCCGGCATTTTTACTTCCGACAGATGTGCATTGCACGCTTGGGAATGGTTTGTATTTCCCTACGTTGAACTGCTCCATCTTTGCATTGGTGCTTGTAACATGTAAATCCGGGAAAATCTCATTCCATGTGTATTCATCTGTGTTTGTCACAATATCGTACACACCGTCATAGTACATTCGTGTAATATCGCCACTATGTGAGTAAAAAAGCGTGAAGTCTTTCGGAAACCATCCGATTACTAAAGCATTAAAAAATTTTTCCACACTAGTTTTACCCGCACCAGGAATGAGTGATATGCAAAGGATGTCATACTTATCATCGATCATTCCTTGTAGTGCATCTACAAGTCCAATTTTCAAGAACTGTTTTCTTCTTGGCATATAAAATCGTTCTTTCGGTTCTCTTTTCCGTTCCAAATACCGAAAACCGCTGTCTACAATCTTATTTTGCGCTTCCAACAAAAGAACTTCATAAAACTTGTCTATAATTTCATACTTGACCTTGTTTTCAAAAGAATACTTCTCCAATCCCCAAATATCCGCACCTGTCAAATTGAGTACAAATCGCTCTATAATCTCTTTTGTCCTTGCAGACGCTTTAAGCGCATATGGAATGTCTTTTTCCGTCTGATATGCCACTTTGCACGCTTCTATCATTGCATCAATGACAGATTCATCTATTCCGTTATCCGATATATAATTTTCGTATGATTGGATTGCTTGTTGAAGTTCCAAAGACATAAAGAAAGAGACCTCCTTTACTCAAAAATAAAAGAAGCCTCCATTTCGACTTGTTACATAGCCACCATCTCGGCTATGTCATTAGATATTATATCATCCATCCGTTGTAGCATATTTCTGTTCCATCTGAAAATTCCACGCTAAAAGTCATTGATCCTAGTAGCAATATGTATGGTATTACTAATATAACAGAAATAATTCCTTTCGCTGTGCTCATCTCGCCACAACTTTCTTAGAAATCTCCGCAACAGACACGCCACTTGCAGATTTTCTTAATTCCACGTCTTTCCCTTTACAAATTGCTTTCGCAATCGTTCCAGACTGCTCCACAATCTTTTTCTGAATCTCTTTTTCACTCATTCTCTATCTCCCTGTCTTTGCATTTGTTGTCTAACATACAAAATCTTAGTTCTTTTCTACCAAAAGCAGTATCTTCCATTGATTTTACAAGATTTTTGCATCCATTACACCACATTCCTGTTTCATGGTTTTCTTTATTTTCTCTCAAATATTCAAGTTTTCCACTAAGTCTTTCGTTTTCTCTTTTCAAGTCATCTAAATCGAGTAAAGAATCTTTTTAGCTCTCTTTCCAGTTTACTAATTTTTTTGAACGGATTATATATTTTCATCTTGCATACCTCTTTTCAAAATTCTATTTCCAATTTCAAATTTTAGTAAAAACTTCCATATCGTAATTTTCTCTTATGTAATCTACACATTTCTGCAAATTTTCTTTCAAAAATTCGTCTCGCGCAATATCCGGGTGTAGTGTATACAACATACAACTATTCTCTTTTCCATTTTCTTTATATTTTTTATAATTAAATGTCATTGTGAACAATGGAATTCGTGTTAGATTTTTTGTTTTTCTCTTTATGTACAGATTACATAACCTCTTTATCATTTTTCATAAACCTCTCAAATTTCCTTTTACACTTGCCGCACAAATGAATTGTATCTTCTTTCGTTAAGAACACTTTTCGTATTGTAACTGTTTCAGTATCTTTTCCATCAAATTCCGCATTTACGATAGAAATATCCGATTCTCCGCTCATAATTTTCAAATAATCGTCTCTTGGAATTTGTGCTGAAACTTCTTCTGGAAGACAATCAAGAACATCTTCTACCAGATTTTCAATCCGTTCTCCGCAGCGATCACATGTGTACCATTTTTCCTCGTGAATCATAATCCATGGACCTCCCGTAATCTCGCATACTTTTCCACAAGCACATCAATTACCACATTTAGTTGATTGATTTTAATGCAATCGGATTGATGTCTATCGTTTAGTTTTGCAATTTTATCAATAGATTCTGCAATGTCTGTATTTGTTTCAACTTCTTTTTTTCCACAAAATGTTCCTATGTTTGGAACATAATGTGGAAATTCTTCGCAACCAGAATTAATATTAAGCACTTTTCTATTTTCCTTACATTCTTCTAGTTGCTCACATTTATCGCATTTTGTAAATTTTTCTTCATTTTCGTGCAGATGCTTTTCTTCTCCATCTGTTAGTTTTCTTCCACAGATAGGGCAATACGAAATATCGATTATTCCAAGTTCCCCAGTCTTGCTATTTGCATAGTACATGTCATAACCTTTTCCTTTTTCTCTGATATGCCATGTAATTTTCCCATCAAAAAATTCAATTATCTTTTGTTCTTCACAAAATTCACACATAACAATTCCCCTTTCTGTGAGGTTTCCAAGATGAGAACAACTTCCTAGGATTTGCAGTTGCTCCTATCTTTGCATTGATTTTTTTTGCCGAGGCATTGACCTCATGCGCTCGTCTATCCGGTAATGAGCTGGACGCACAACCCTAACAGGATTTGAACCTATTCTACGAGAGTCAAAGTCTCGTGTGCTACCATTACACCATAGGGCTAAAGCCGGTCTTCCCGGCTTGCATTCGTTTTTATCGTGCCATGCTTGACACTAATTCGCCTTGTAAACCACCCTCGACCGCCCAGCAGTCACTCATTTAATTACTTCCGGCGAATATCCAAAGCATCCAGACTACTGCAATCACTGAATTTGTCTCATTTCCTTTGGATTAAGTTTTTTGTCGATTCTATAGCATTGCAGGACTTCAAACCGACCACGAGTGGAAAATGTCTATATCGGCACATTATTGCGAACTTGCCATATGCCAGGGCGACAGTTTTTAACCATCTTCTCGTGATGGAACAGATTTATCGTCTCGGTATAAGGACGGGTTTTAACGTCTTTACTGACAAGAACAAGCAACTGAGATTATGCAACAGTTAGTCGGCACTCACGAATGAGGACAAGCGTTATGATTTTCTGTTGTTTATCGGCAGGGTTTCGACCAGATGTTTACCCGACTTGTACCATCCACACAAATATGTGCTTCCACGAAACCTTGTTCCGCTACCGTCTCTTCACGCTGTATTTAATTGCTTATTCAAATCCCCACGAGCCTTGTGACAGCTCTTAACAGCATTCCGCTATGGGGAGAAAGGATGAAACAATAAAAAATAAAAACTGCGTCGATTGTGAGGGTGTGGATTTGCACCACACATGAACCATGTCTTTTCGATTTCTTTTTTCCGACAGTCTACGCTTTCGCTCGTGTCACAAGATAAGTAATTTGCACAGTTCTCACGACTAAATCTGTCTACCTTTTCCAGCACCTCACAGAATCTTATGAATTTAAAATGAACAGGGAATTTAAAGCAATTATCACTGAAACCATCCCCATTAATGTTGCAATCCCTTTTTCTTTAACCTTTACTGCATAGATTGCAATTACTAAGAACAACACAATCAGAATTACGTCAAATGCCAACAAAAATCCTTTAATCATTTTCTCACTCCTCGTAAATAATATCTAATCCGTATGCAACTGCTGCATCATGTTCAATTTTACATCCTCTCGCATTCTCCCAGCCTTTGCAAAAATACGCAGCGTGGCACAGGGACATATTTTCAAGAGATTTCGCCAAGAAACACAGTGGAATTTGAACTACTCCACGCTGTTCCATGCTTTCTTTACTGTACCACTCATCTGTAAACAGGGTATTTACAATCTCATAACCCTTTTCTTGTAATACTTTTACCGCCTTTTCTCTGGTTGCTATAATCTCCTCATCTGTTTTCCTTGCCATTGGTTGACTTAACATTGCTTTCTTCATAACTTTTCTCCTCCTAATCGTTTTTCTTTCCACAATCCCTACACTTCCAAACATGATGCGTAATCCACGAATCATCTTTCTGCCTCACCAAATCTGTCCGTACATAATCCAAATGCTTATGTTTGTAAAATAACCGCTTAATCATCTTCATCATTTTTACTCACCCAGTCCTCGCACCAATGCTCATATTCTACGAAATCGGCTATATATTCACTTTCATCATTCACACATACATAGCCTTGCATTTTATCGTAGTGACCATATTTGCAAGTTCCGCAACATCCGTTCATGTGTATCACCCTCTTTTTATTTTTTGAAAAATTTTTGAAATCAGCAGTTACTTCTTGGCAAATACGTGCGAGTCGCAACCCAAACGTCATGTTTCCGGTATCCAATATTGCCAAGAATTTTCACAAAATTATATCTTCTTGAAACCGGATATCCGAGCCTGTCTTGTACTGTCTCAAAAAAGTACCGAATATCGTCAATGACATCTCTAACACGCTTGAATAATTTTCCCATTTTCTCGAATACTGATTTAGCAGCAATGAGGAATTGTCTTAAATTGTAGACCGCTATGCTAATTCCATTCTTGATGCAATACTTAAACTGTATAACAGACAATCCGGTTTTTCGTATTTCTATTGCCTGTTCTTCTGTTAGTGCTAATATCACGACATATAACCTCCTGTCTGTCTCATAAATACCTCTTTTTGTTTATTTCGGAATTTGGGGGACTAAGTAGGCAGATTTTTGCGTTCGTGTATAGAGGGGTAGGTATCATTCATTTACTATCGAACATATGTATCTATCGAATAAATCCTTATTTATCAAATACATCTATACGTGTTTTATTATATTTGCACCAATGTCAATGATATATTTTAATCTAAATTATTCTCCGTTTCTAAATGTTAAAATACATCAATCTTTTTCGCTCTCGATCTGCTTTACTTCTCCCAGTTTCGGAAGTTCCGAAGCTGTTAATGCTCTTTCGCTAGTCCGTTCCTTGCTCACTCCCGGAAGATTCCAACCGTGACGTTTGTTAAGTATCGGCAAGTATTTCATTGGGTTGTTTCTTCTGTCTTTTAGCAAACAAACGAGAGACTCCTCGTTATTTTCCACTAATTTTTTGTAAATGTCTGAGGCCGCTGTACTTGGTTCTTTGATATACTCCCCTTCTTTCAGGTTGTTAACTGCTATATCACTTATAATATTCCCTTGTAAGTCCTTGTATATATAAGCCCTTGTATTACTATTCCCCCACGAATGTATTGTATCTCTTGATATACCAGATAATAAACAAAATCCCTTTATACTTATCTCTTGATTATGGCAGTAACACATATAGATATACATCTCTAACAGATCATCAACAGCATTAATATTATAACTATTACTAACGGTATGAGGTATAGTTAATATATCGGGATTTGGTTTTATAACGTGTTTATAAATATAGCTCAGCGCTGCGTTCCATTGGCTCGGCAATATATCATACTCACTTTCTATCGCGTTGGATTCGCAGAACATAGACAAATACATTTGTATTTCATTCTCAAATACTTCGACTGTCTGCTCTGCATCCTGTACTCTCTCCATTTTCCGCACCTCCTAACACTTAATAATAAAAAAGAGACCCACAACATATAGTTGCGGATCTCCCGAATCCATTCTCACACCGCCGGGATTTGGGCGGATTTAATTGTATTTAATTTTATAAATTAAAAACCGTTTGTTTGTATGCCCATAATATACACCGATAAAATATAATTGTCAAGCATAGATTAAAAAATATCAATTCCCGAATGTCTGGTTGATCGGATGTCAGATCATCCCCAAAATACCTCGAAAATGATTCAGTCAGTGATTCCACTTTTTCTTTAATATTTCTTTTTCTTCTTGCATTACTTTATCAAATACTTTTAAGTGGTATAATTTTTATACCTAACTTCGGTATAATTTTTATACCACCTAAACAGGTAAAAACATATAAGACCCTTATATAAAATCATGATTTTCACTGTAAAATAGCATAAAAACTATATTTTTAGGAATTTGCAGAAGTGCTTTAAGCCCTTGTAAAATAAGGCTTTGCGGTATGTTTGAGTATATAAGACCACATTTCAAGAAATATATAAGACCCTTATATATTTTTAGGCATTATAAAAGGGATGTTTTCACACCCCTTTCACTTCAAAATTGAATAAAAACACACTCGAATATTTGTAGCATTTTCATTCGTGTTATGATGCCAGACTTTTATATATCCGTTATCTATAAGCTCTTTCTTCGCTGATTTTAGCGTCATTGGACTGATTCCGGCATCCTCTGACATCTGTTCATTTGTACGGTAAAAATATCCTGTTTTAAATCCGTATTTACTGTACAGATAAGATATAACAACATAAAGCCATTTTGCCGATTTACTCAGCTTTTCGTCTGTCACAATGGAACTGTTGCAAGTGAATTTCTTTCCGCTCATTGTTGACCAACTCCGAGAAAATTATATAACGGCTGTTTATCGCCTTTATACAAGTATTTTCTAAACTTCCGCTTTAGTTTATCGGTGTTGTCCTGTCTTCCTCCGAAATCTCTTTCCGGTATCTTCTTCAATTGTTTGTATGTCATTTGTTCCAGTTCTTCATCTGTATATTTTGCGTCTACAATTTCATATCTGGAAGTATCGACAATGTCAAAAATAATCCGGCATCCGTCTTTGTAGTTATTATTTCCTGGCTCTTCTTCGTCCATAAACCGGATAAATAAGTCGTTTAGTTCCAGATCATCCCAAAAGAATACAACGTCATGCCACCATCTGCCCGGTTTTATATGTTTTCTTTCGTCCACGAAATTATAAACCGGCTTACCGTCAATTTCTTTCGGCGGCGCCATGTTCTTTATGTCGTCCTCAAAATCGAATATTTCAAGCGCTTTTAGCTGTGCGTTAATTGCGTCATTTGCGAACGCGTTAAAACTTAAGTCCGTATCAGCGATCATATCCCGAGTGCCTTTTGGAAGCCTAACCTTTAAAACGTCAAATTTTTCATCATACTTATTAATAGCGTTTCTTGTATAACTCTTTGTTTTATTTTTCAAACTCTCACATCCTTTTTTAATAATATCGGGGCGGAGAGATTCGCCCCTTGTTCCTAGTTCTTCTCTGGCTCGTGTTTCTCGATGTATTCGATACATTCAAGAATCTGCTCCGCTGTTAATCCCTGTTTTTTCAGCCAGTCAATCAAGTTCACTACTTCCTTACTTGTCATCTCGTTCATGGTTCTCCTTTCTCCCTGTTGGGCTATTGTCTTTCGGCAATATTATAATAACATTTTGTGCCTTATATGTCAATATTTATTTTGTGCCTTAGTTCAATATTTTTTCGTCACGTTCCAACTTTTCCATGACTGCTAATTTTATGTAATCATTAACGCTTTTATATCCTATTTTCTTTATGCGTTCTTTCGTGCCTTTAGCAAAACGACAATTTACACGTTCAAAAGTATCATCATAATTATAAACCGCTCTTCTTTGCGCTTCTGTCGTTCTTTTCAATCCGTTCCTTATATAACGTTCCGCATCAACGCAAGTTTTGAACATCTCCCCATTTTCCGCAATCATCCATCCATTATACACTTTTTTAATGTGGTAGCCATTCAGCTCGGTTTCTGTTATTTCTATTACATTATTATTCATTATATTTAACTCCTTTCTTTTCTATAATTATATTTCTTTGTGCCTTATATGTCAATATGATTAAAAGATATTATGATTGTTTAATCTCTTTCTTTGTGCCTTATACACTTTAAACAATATTATAGTTAATTTTGTGCCTTATATTTGTGTATTATTAATAATTGTTTTTGTGCCTTATATATGCTATTATAATATCATCAAATAAAACAAAAGCCGGTTGACATCCTAGCAAGACAAGCAACC